AATCATCACCATCGACCTATTTCCCCACATGGGTGTCACATCAACCATGCACGAACGCGCCATCTTCCTCGGCCAAATGCTTCGCAAACTCTTCCTCACAACCATCGGCAAACGCCAACAAGACAACAAAGACCACTCCAGCAACAAACGCATCGAAGTCGCCGGCGTCCTCCTCTCCGACCTTTTCCGCGCCCTTTTCAAACGCTTCGCCAAAAGTCTCCTGCAAAACCTCCAACGTCGCCCCGACATTCTCGCACACCTCTCCGGTAGTATCTCATCCATTACCCAAGGCATTCGCCAATGCATGTCCACAGGCAACTGGGGCGTCCACAAAAATAGCTATATCCGCGTTGGTGTCACCCAAATCCTCAGCCGCCTCTGCCACCTTGCTGCAATATCCCACCTACGCCGCCTAAACACCCCAATCGGCAAAGAGGGCAACAGCGGACCAATCCGCCAAATCCACCCCTCTAGCCAATACTACGAATGCCCCAGCGAAACCCCAGAAGGACAACAAGTCGGTCTCGTGAAAAATCTCGCCCTCACCTGCGAAATCACCACCCGCTTCCCCGTTGTTCTCCTCAAGGAAATCCTCGACCGCAGTGACATGATCACATCATTCAATGACGCACCCCTCGAAAACACCATCAGCAAGTCACGCCTGTTTCTCAACGGTGAGCCCTTGGGTGTTGTGGGGGATGCTGGGGAGTTCATTGCCTACATCGAAAAACTGCGCGTGACCAAACGACTGTCTCTCGACGTCTCTATCGCATACTTCCCAATAGATGACGAAATCCGAATGTACTGTGATGAGGGACGCTACACACGCCCAGTCCTCAACCTCGATAATGTAGACGGGATGGACAACATTCGTTGTTGGGATGACCTACTGAACAAAAACATGATTCGCTATGTCGATGTCAACGAGGCAGAAGCTAACGTCATTTCCTACGACCTTTCCAGAAACTATGGGGAGTTCTTGGGGGAAATTCATCCATCAGTCATTGGGGGTGTGGCCCTGAGTATTATCCCATTTCCCGATCACAGCCAGGCGCCCCGTAACGCATACCAATCAAGTATGTGCAAGCAAGCAATTGGCACCGCGGCACTTTCGTTGCATACCCGGGCGGACACTGCGATGTACTCATTGCACTATCCACAAACACAGTTAGTCAAGACTCGTGCAGCAGATATGATTGGTTACACGGATATGCCCAGTGGAAGCAACGCGATTGTTGCAATTTTATGTTATGAGGGTTGATTGGAGCCCTTGTCACGCCGCAAGGCGTCGGCAAGTCTGCGTCACAGCAGGCAACGTATCCAAATAGCGGGAAACTCCCATAGATTTGATCATATCCTCTTGACGTTACTTAAGGAAGATAGAATATAACAAATGGTTTTGATTAACTGCAGAGAATGCGACAAAGAAATCGAAGTGCCCAATCGACGCACTAAAATGTGCAACGACTGTAAACTTGAGTTACAACGCATGCGTTGCCGTCGATACAAGGCAAATAATCGTGAAAAAATATCCACTTACAACAAGACATACAAGTCAGATAAAAAAGAAGAAATCAGCGAGTATAACAGAAACTATCACCAAGCCAATCGCGAACGTATCCAGTATAATCACAAGATCCGTCTCCAGGAAAGACTGAAAAGCGATATGAACTTTATTGTTCTCAGGACCTTACGAGGACGGTTCAAAAAATGGTTGGATTTACAGCATATTATTTTGGGTAGATCAAAAACAGGAGAAATTCGCGAAATTTTGGGGTGTGACTTGCAGCAATTTGTTGAGTGGATTGAGTTTAACTTTACATCAGGTATGACATGGAAAAACCGAGGTACATTTTGGCATATTGACCATGTTATTCCCTGTTGTTGGTTTGATTTCTCCAGTGAAGAAGAGCGTAAAATATGTTTTAACTGGAAAAATATGAGACCTTTGACTGCAGCAGAAAATTTTTCTCGATCAACGATGTACCCACCATTGCACGATTTCTTCAAACACGAAGTAGCACTAGATTTTTTTGAAAAACGTCATCAAGAGGAATATGATCATATTGACTATAATCTTGGGTATTTGTCTACCACACTGGCTACACGTTATCTCAGTGCTCTTGCTAATCACAAGAGGGGTAAAAACGGCAAATATCAGGGACAATCCGCTGCGAAGCCAGTTGAGTAATTGACTGGAACGTTCAACGAATGTACGGATACGGGCGCAAGCTCAAGATTCATTCTAGGCCCATCTGAGAAGGTGTCCAGCCGTAGTCTATCAAGTCCTGTGACAATAGGCTTGGTAGGGGAAAGTTGGAGATCGATGACCCCATTTGGAAATATTTGGGATAGATCGGTATTTTCCGTTTAATCAGGAGGATTCGGTTGTGTTGAATAAGGCGTCGATTGACCGGGGAATGTTCTGTGCATCCTCCTATAAGAAAATTTCAGATGAGGAGTGCAAAAAAGACGCATATACAACGGAACACATTGAGTTACCGCCAAAGGATGTGAGGAAAAAGGGGTTGAATTATGAGTTGCTCGATGAGAATGGGATTGTGAGGGAAAAGATGCCGATCAAGAAGGTGGATGCGAGTGGGAAAGAGTATGTGTATTATCAGAGAGTGTATGTGAAGAAGAATGATGTGGTGATTGGGAAGGTGGCGAAGAGGGCTAGGAAAATGGATGAGGAGCAGGTGGATGATAGAAGTGTAGCGGTAAAGAGTGGGGATGAGGGGTATGTGGATAAGATTTTTGTCTACACCAACCCAGATGGCTACAAGATTGTGAAGATTGTCATACGCAATGAGCTGATTCCCGAGATTGGTGACAAGTTCGCCAATGTAACCGCCCAAAAAGGTACCACTGGGGCTATCTTAGCACCTGAAGACATGCCTTTCGCGGAAGATGGGACAGTTCCGGATTTAATCATGAATCCACATAGTCAACCCAGCCGCATGACAATCAACCAAATGCTATCAATGGCCATGGGAAAAATCTGTGTAGAAACAGGAGAAATCGGGGATTCAACACCCTTCACAGAATCAAGTAAAGATATTGCAGATAGGCTTTGTGAGACACTAGTAAAGTTGGGCTTTGATAGACACTCCTCACAATACCTCTACAATGGTATGACGGGGGAACCGATGAAGGCCAAGGTGTTCATAGCACCCATGTACTATCAGAGGCTCAAGCACTTAGTAAGAGATAAGGTGCACTCGAGGGGAATTTGCGGTCAGACAAATTTATTATGGCGTCAACCGCTCAACCTTCGGGCGGTAAAAGGTGATCTGAAAAGGATTTATCACCTAGTCGGCGATGTGTCGGCGAAACACCTGGTTGCGGGAACCTCCAATTTATTTCTGACTACCACCTGTGTTATGAAAATGACACAGGGAACACGGTTAATGGCCGTACCCAAAGGTAACAACGTCAGAATGTGGACAATCCGCAGGATATTCCCTACTTCTTACATGGCTTGGAATGGGAAATTCTCAACGACTGGTAAGGTGTTGGTCTTTGGGGCGCCAACCCCAAAAAAGGCTTATGGTACAGTCTAGCCTGCTAGGTAACTAGTGGGATTGCGCGAAGGGCGCTCAAGAGACGGTAAACATAACTGCCGTACAGCAAGTTTAACAAATTCATTGGCTTTGGTTATATATGACAATAGATTAAACGGTTCTATGGAACGATACCGAAAAATTGATTTAAAAATTGGTAATACCAAACAACTAACGTGGAATAATGCAAGAATCCAACGAAGAATACTGGGCGCGTGTCGCCATTCCCGAGTATAAGGATAGCTACATCGTGTCTTCTGAGGGTAAGATAGAAAATATCCATACAGGAAAAAGATTGGAACCAAGTCTGGCCAGTAATGGAACAGGATATCTACGTGTTACGTTAAGTTTAGAAACCAAGAGAGTCGCGTATCCAATTCATAAAATTGTCGCACTGACATTTTTGGGAAAATTGCCAAAAGGCAAATGTGTGAATCACATGAATGGGAATAAGTTGGATAATCGCATCGAAAATCTGGAGTATGTCACCCCAAAAGAAAATGCACAACACGCTGTTGAATTGGGATTGTGCGGCCAACGAACATCCCCCATGAACGGTTGTTATGTCCAGCAATTTTCGCTTGAGGGAGAATACATACAATCTTACCCCTCTTTTGCCAAAGCTGCGAGAGAAACATTTTGTCAAGCATCGCATATCAGTGCAGTTTGTGCAGGGAAAAGAAAACAGGCAGGTAGTTTTATTTGGAAACGTACTGAAGCTCCTGTGGGCGATGGATGTGGTATAAACGGATTTATCAACGATGAATATCCCAACTATATAATTACTCGAGATGGGCATGTTTACAATAGATCGAACGGAGGACGTTTGAAACACAACTACAACGGTACACATCCACGCGTTAATCTCACAAACAAGCTTGGCAAACAAGTGACACGTGCTTTACATCGATTGGTAGCTTTGACATACCTTGACAATCCCGAAAACCACCCCAATGTTTACCACAAAGATGGTAATACTCATAATAATCATGTCGATAATCTTTGTTGGGGGCAAGCCGCGCACGAATCTCTCGATAACTACAAGAAAAACTCCAAGCGTGTTTACCAATATACACGAGAGGGGGAATTCATACAAGAGTTCGAGAGTGTCAGTGGAGCAGCAAAACATATCGGTGTTCACCACTCATCTATACGCCGTGCGATAAAAGATAATGGCACATCAGCGGGATTTTTATGGAAACATGAATTTACCGAACAAATTTCTGATGATTTCAAGACAATTGGTCGCACAGTGATGCAATACTCGACTGATGGAGAGTTTATCCAACAATTTTCCAGTGCATCAGAAGCCAGTAGACAGCTTGGTTTCCATCAAGATACAATTCAGACAGCCTGTAGAGAATCCAAAATAGCTGTGGGATTTTTATGGAAGTACAAAGATGTGTGGCAAAGACACAAGCCAGTTTGCCAATATAACAAGTTCGGAGAACTCTTACAAGAATTTCCGACAATTACAGAAGCTAGTAAAATGACAGGGATTCATGTTGCCACAATAGCAAAAGCATGTAATGGAAGTCATGTTTCTCACGGATTTTTATGGGGATACAAAGATAACCAAAGCCAATGAATTATAAAAACTTGCTAGTCCGTGTGTATCGGGCAATGCGGACAAATTGCGGGAAACCCCTAAAACTTTTGGTACCAAGCCAATGCAGTAATGTATTGGTGGCCGCTGGGAAAACTTGTGGGTAAGGTTATAATCCAAAAGATTGGGCAATCCGCAACCAAGACACCCTTGTGGTGTAAGGCTCAACGACTGTATGTTCGTGGGTGTAAAAGCCTAAGAGACAGTCTATTCCCACTCGAAAGGGTGCTGTAGTGTGTAGTCTTTTCGACCAATACACCTTGTGGTCAAAAGCCGAAGCTACAGGTTGTAAAATTACAACGGTATTCAAGGGTTTGCGGTATGGTGAGATGGAGCGCGATGCGGGTATTGTGCAAGGTACTGCACGGTTTGTGAAGGAGAGGTTGTTTGATATGTCGGATGAGTGGAGGGTGGAGGTGTGTGATCGGTGTGGTTATATGACGCAGAAGGTGGGTCATTGTGTGCAGTGTGATACGGATGAAGTTACAACGGTAAATCTGCCTTGGTCAGGCGGACAATTGATGAAAATTTTGCATGGCATGGCGATAAAAACCGAGATAAGTACCAAATAGTTGTCATTAATATTTCTCAGACTTTCTGAGAAATCTGTTAGCCTAAAGGAAAAATCGTGACATAATACAATGAACTGCATTCACGCAAAAAAGGCCGCTGAGAGGGGAGACGCGTGTCTCGTAATTAAACTTCTGGACGAAGGATGTGCCAACGAATGCCCCCTTCAACCAGAAACCGATTGTTGGTACAACACTTTGGAGTACATCATTTGTACGTGTGTCACCCATCACCAACCACAGGTCTTACGTCGAGTTATAGGCTATATGACAGACATTGGTTTGATTCAGTGGTATGAGGGGGGTCTGCACAATAAGAGTGGCACCGAGTATTTCGGCAACATCATTGGATATCTTGAGAACGCACGAGAACAGGCAAACTTTATGCAATGCCACGAATGTTGGCAGTTTCTCGATGCAATGCTCAACCCTGGTAAAATTTGCTGAATATTTCTCAGACTTTTCTGAAAAATTGTTCTTCCAAACTAGCAGAGAAATCCGTTAAAATTTGTTATTAAAATCCCCAGTACGAATAAATTTTAATCGTGTGCTAACATACTCGCCTGTCGATGTCTCATACACCTTGATTTCCCTATACTGGTTCTCTCTCGAAAGATCACCTACCCCTTTCGCGTGCTCTTCTGCTTCTTCTCTATCTTTTGTTATTTTGGTGATCATATATCCAGACATTGGCTCACCTTGCTCATAATAGTAACTCAACAGGAAATACACTGTTTCGAGTTTCATCGATTCAGCCAACATTTCTACCTCCTCGCATTATTTTAGATTCAAACAGGAAACTCTGTTGAAAACAGTAATTTCCGTCAAATAATCTAGACATATCAGATACTAACAAATGTACTCAGGACGTACAAGAAGCAATTATATACGATATACGGGATACATGGATTTTCCTCACTTACCGTCACCACCTTCCATAGATATGAGCAGAAATTTGCCTCAACGATCATCACCACCTCCCATAGATACGAGCAGAGATTACATCCGATTCATGGATTTGCCTCGGCCACCATCGCCACCTCCTAAACGCCTCTGTGATTGTTGCAAGCTAACTACTGATAATATCGACAGTAGGGCAACAACATGCGTACCTTGTGAACTTCAGGGTTGCCCACAGTTCTGTACAAACTGCAAGAAACAGACAAGATGTGGAAACTTACAGTATTGTCCATGCATGACGTGTACAGTGTGCACAAGACCGATCAAAAAACCATCGTATGCCGATTGTTTACCGATGTGTGGTTGTAAAGAATTTCCGGAATATGCCCGAAATACAGTAAAAATATTTGGATGTTCCAAGAGTGGAAAAACAACACTTGCACGAAGAATTGTTGATAATCAGACGAGGTTTGATAGATCTGAGATTTATGTTTTCACAGAGAAGCCTTGGGAATGGCAAGGTTTCAATATTATTCCACTTGTGCTCGAGAACACGAGATTCTGTTGTTTGATTGAACATCGTCGCAAACGCTGTGACTGCAAGAATAGAATGACGGTAACATGGTCAGCTTTTGTTCCGAGAGAGTCGTTGCTTGTGGTTGACGAATTTTACGCGAAAAAACTGTCTTGTACGCAACATAATGATTTATATTGGAACTCGGCTGCGCGTATTATAATATCAAGGAAGGAGTACAAAGATAACTACTACAGTAAGGATTTTCTGTGCAAGCGGTCTCATTACATGACGGCGTTTATTTCGGTATTTCGTGAGCAGTTTCATGACATATTTTATCAGCTTATTGCACGGTATGTTCCGAAGGTTGAGGTTAGTTAGGGTGATTTATCAGAAATTTCTGATAAATTAACTATTCACAATACTTGTGATGTCATCGAGATATCCGCCGATACCAGAAGGATGTGAGTTACCTTCTTGATCTAATATGATCAGAGTATCGAGTAGTTTTGCGATACGTGGGTATTCGTTGGCGAAACGGGCAAGTTCATCAGCGAATTCCTCTTGTTCGTGTCGAATAGCCTCCAGTTGGCGTTTGCGTTCCTGGGTTTGTTCTTCCTGCTCTTCGCGTCGGCGTTGGCACGCAGCAGTATGTCTTCCAAGACGCGCGAAAAATTTGTGGCAATATTTGCACAGTGGCATTTATATTGTGTCAAGTCTCTGGTGTAATCAATTTGGCTGTGACCTTGATAGTTTTTCTGATTGATCTGCATAGAATCTCAGTGCATCAGCAGTCTCGCGCCATTTTGATACGCATTAAGCCAGGAACAATACTCCAAAATTTTATGGTATAAATCCAGGGGCAACGATATTTGCACAGGTTCTAGCACAGCTTTGTACGTAGTCACAGTTTCTGTCTTTGTAGTCTGTGCGTTCACTGCAGAACTTCTTTGCTTTATCAGGGTTGCTGGCCCAGTTTTCGGACATACACTTGCTTTGGCAGTAGGACTGGGCGCCAATTGGTGCGCATGTGTAGAAGCATTTGCGTTTGCACATGTTATCTGGAGAATTCACAATTGGTACTTTATCAGTATCCCAACACTTTCCACGGAGTTTGCAGAATTCGCTGGGAATGCGAACGGGTAATTCACCGCTTTCGTCACACCATGTTTGTACATCCTGGTCGGTCATCCATTCATGTTTGGGTGGTCCCCACAAACTGGTTGATCCGTGTTCGTCTGTGTTGCCTAGTTGTGATAGGCATGCTTGCGTGCAGGCAAAGCCACCGGCCTTCATATATTCGGCCATTTCGTTACAATAGGGGGCGCAACTCTGATCTTTGTAACTGCACTGACCAGAGGGAATATTCCAGTTACTACAATAATCTTGGGGTCCATTGGGCCATCCTTTGGTACATGCGTATCTGCTATCGTTAGCGCACTGTGGTGCATACTGATCTGGGGTCAGCCATACCCATTGAGAAATATTGTAATCTTCGTGTGGTGGTGCGGGAAAGTTTGGGGGTGGGTTGTACGGAAGTTCGGGTTGACAGGAACCGTCGATACAACGCTGTCTATTGTCGCAATCAGTTGTCCACTTGCATTTAGTTCGGCAAAACCCCTTGACACAATTTTCATTATTGGCACACGGTAGCTTATTGTCACATGGACTACCTGGGGACGGTGGAGGTGGTGGCGGTGGTGGTTTAACGCACTTGCCTTTCGGGCAAATTTCACCATATGGGCAATCTTTGTTGGATTTGCACGGTGGTGGAGGAGGGGGTGGGGCAGGCACGCAGTTGCCCCCTTGACAAACTTGGTTTGGTGAGCAGTCTTTGTTGGTTTTACAAGTTGGGGTTGGTGGTGGAGGTGGAGGAGGTGTTGGTGTGTGGTGCGTTGCGACAATAATACCAGCGATTATGCCAGCAATTACAAGTACACCAAGGATAACTCCTCCAACGATAAAGACAGTTTTAGGGATCATTTATTGCTTTGCATATTAATTTTCTCGACAATAAATGAATGGACCAACTTTCCAACAGTGTTATAATAGTTGTCAGTCAGGAGGCTGGCCCGGTAAGGTACCCGGGTGGTGTGAGAAAGCCTATGCAGGTTCTCCAGGGGCGATTGCGGAGTGTGCTAAATACGGACGTTCTTTCTCAGATTCTTGTGCGAGTTTGCCAAAGGTTGGAGGACAGGCATCGCATTGTCTGCCGAATGGCACATGCTCGAACTACCCGTGCGTGCAGTGTGCGGCGCCCTCATTGCCCAAGGTAAATTGTGCAGAGTTACCAAAAGTCAATGGGCAGTTGTCCTATTGCCAAGATAATGGTACCTGTCATGGTTATCCATGTGTGAACTGTGGGTCGCACTTTGGACCTGCCGGTCCGTATTATCAAGGGTGCTGTCAGACGTGTATAGATATCACGGGAGATGAGAAGCATTATTGTCAAGGTGGTAATACACCTGAGCCGTGGTCTTCGTATGCTCTTCCTGGTAATTTGTGCAAGATTGTCTGCAGAGATGGTGAGGGTCGGGGTCCGGCCGTTCCAACGTATTCGGTGTTGCCATCGAGTATTCCGGGGTATGCAACACAGCCGCCAACGGAGATGCAGTGTCGGGCATTGGAGCTTCAGTGCGCAAAAGGTCAGCAGTGTGATGAGTACAATGCAGTATGTCTTGGAGACAAGACCGCATGTCGGAAGTATGTTGAGGCGGGGAATCAGGCACCATTAGCGTGTGGTTTGCGGAGCTGGTGTTCTTCGCAACAGGAGCCGAACAGTAGTACGTATGTGTGTCCAGCTGTGCGGACAGAAACTGTCAAGAACCAGATGAGTTTTGTGGACAATTGCAGTGGAGAGCTTCAGGGAAATCCAACATATTGCTGTCAGTATGCGGTAAATCACCCGAGCTCTTCGTCGCAGTATTGCAAAGAGTGTAACTATCAGCCGTTGGTCAAGCCGACGGGTTCATGCAAGCCGTAGGGTATTCACAAAAATTATGAGCAAACAGTCATAAGTCAATGTGTACTCGATTTCTGACACAAACCTTTTCAAAATTACGAAAATATATCAGATAATAAATGACATCATATCATGGCGGTAAACAACGGATTGGCCGCGAAATAGCAGGTATAATCTCTGATATAGCACATTATGTTGAGGAGGAACGCGGATATAGGTTCGCAGGATACTGCGAACCCTTCTGTGGAATGCTTGGAGTTTACCAGCATATTCCAAAAGAATTTGAGGACCATAGAAAATTTACGTACAAAGCTGGGGATGCAAATGCATCAGTGATCAAGATGTGGCAAAGAGCGCAAAAAGGATGGAAACCACCACGTAAGTGTACTGAGGCGCAGTATGAAAAGCTCAAGTCTAGTACTACACCTTCAGCAGAACGTGGGTTTATTGGACACGCGTGTAGTTTTGGGGGGCAATATTTCAAGGCGTTCAAAAATAAACATTTGCACGGATTATCAACCACTCAAAAAGACAGACGGGTTGCTGGTCAAGCAGATCGTGTTACACAGATTGCAAGTCAAATGGATTGTGTAAAATTTTCATCAGGAAATTACACACAATTTAGTAATCTACGCAATTACATAATTTACTGTGATCCTCCTTACTACGGAGCTGCGAGTTATTATTTTGACGAGAATCGTAAGCTCAGAACATTTGATCATGAAAAATTTTGGGATTGGTGCAGAGAAATGTCACGACATAACCTAATTTTTCTGTCTGGATATAATCCGGTTGCTGATTTCTGTCTTGTCTGGGAAGCAAGGAAAAAAGCTTTTATCACAGGATCTCGTAACGGTCTCGCTTCTGGGAAAGAAGGTCTGTTTGTGTCAGTAGAATAATATATAACCCTGTTGAGGTTATATATTCAATAATTTAGGCGAAATAGATTGTCCAATTCCGTGTACCACTTCGGCGATAAAAATTCAATCCTCCTCCAAGTTTTTGTGACTGTGTACAGTGTTTTTTCATAATAGTTGTTAGTGCATTATTGATAGTTTTGTTTGGAAGTTTAGTGAGTTGTTCGATATTCTTAACGACATTTTCTCTGTTATAATTTGTGCGATGTTTGCAAACCTTTTCGATCCACCCGTAGTTTCGTGACTCAGCATTGGTCATCTTACTGTCTGTGTTGAAGTGCCAAATTTCGTATTCTGGTGCAGAAATACTTAAATTTTTCTCCCTCAACACCTCTCCCACTGGCTTCCCTGGTGGCTGCGGCTTGGTGAACACTGGCTGTCCCGACTGCCTTTGCTTGTTCTTATTAATCTCATACTCTTCCAACGCCATCCCACCGTCAAACTCCTTAATTACATTCTTTTTCCCTGCCTTGCAGTCCCTGTGGCAAATGACTTTCCCAGCCATCAGTGTTGGACGTGCAGCGCTGTGTACCTTCTCCTTGCTAAACTGGTATTTCCGCACAGCCTCACTTACATCCTCATCACAGCGGAAGGTGTATGAACGCTCTGTTTCGCCGATATCGTAAACCCAGCTGAAGTTTTCATCGCGCACCCTGTCAAGAATATCATCCTGTAGCTGCAAACCCCTGTAGGCATCTTGACAAATCTTTTCGGTGGTGTAAACTGTAATAGGCAGGTCATCGTCAAAGACTCCACAGACACGCCCCACCTTTTGGATCAGGCGAGGAATGTGTGTGCTGTTACTGCAGAGGAGGTACATGAACTGCTGGTGCCAGCTCAGCTCACCAGTCTCCTTGCAGTTGGGATACCCGGAGTCTACAAAGCTCAGCCCACGGTCTGCCTTTTTACCTGCCACTGTGAAGATTGTGGGAAAACGCTCAACACCGCCATTGAGCCTCATCCACTCGAGTAAATTACCAGCAGACACCTTGGCGGAAATGACATAGCCTTTACCGTCATATTCCAAGAACTTTCCATGACGCTCAATGAAAATGTCACCGAGGTTTTGGGAGTAAAGATAACCCCGTTCATTCACAACAATCACAGGTGCTCGGGTGCGCTGGTGAACTCGCTGCGCCATGCGATGATGTGCGTCTATCTCATTGAAGGTGGAGATAAGCATAGTTTTGGGATGCTTCTGTCCTTGCTTCAGGCGGCTAACAAAGACTGGCATCTGTGCAACCTTATCAATAACTTTTCTAAAGTTTTTGTCAAAGACAAAACTGTCCTTCCGTCGCTGTGTAGATGTACCGATTTCCTTCTCGAGAATCATCCAGTTGATGTGCCTGAGTCCTTTGTAGTTCTTTGGTGCTTGCATGGGATAGATGAACACATTCTTGCAGGGTTTGTAGAAAAGGTCTAGGATTGTGGCACTAACTTGGAATTTTCTTGTGGCATTTTCGCAAAGCTCCTCAAGTGCGACTGCGCGTTGTGCCTCATCGCCAATGTTCATGTGCTCATTCTCATCTGCCTCATCTATCATGATGTTGAAGTGGTTGTTCTCTCCGTTACGCCGACAAGCCTCGACAATGTTTTGCAGACTTGAGCAGTGCCCGATAGTCACAATTACTTGTGGGCCTTTGATACAGGACAGGGCCTCTGTCAACTTATCAACGTCCTTGGCGTTAATGAGGGGGACTTTGAACTTGTTGAAATCATCTTCTGTCAGTACATTTCTCCCCACCATGGGTACAAGGACTTTTTCCTTGATCTGATTGACACGGTGCTCGAAGCGTGACTTGAGTTGGTTGAGGTCGTCTTTGAAGTTACGCAAAACGATGATTGTTGTGTAGTTGTGGCGGAAAAAGTGGTCTAGGGTAATATCGATCATTGCTGCTGTTTTGCCTGATTGACAGAATCCTTTGATGATAATTGTGTCTTTCTTCAGCACTGCTACTTCTGTAATCTTCAGTTTGCCACGACCTGGGGCATTTGGTTTGGGTCCTGGTGGTCCTGAGGAAAAGACGGTTGGTTCGTCATCTTCTACCAACATTGTGCGAACTTTCT